GCTATAAGACGTGGCAGATTTCGCTCTCAAAGGGCGATGGTTATTATCTGCCCTGGTGCTTCTGGGATTTTACCAACGAGGTCGAACTCGACTATGTTTATGTTGGCAAATATACTGCCAGTCTGAACGGAACGAAGCTGGCGTCTGTTTCTGGCACATATCCGAAGGTGTCAACCAACATTGTCAATTTCCGCACCTACGCAGAGAATAACAACGTGGATGGGCTGCTGGGTTATCAGCAAATGGATGTGCATGTATATGACATGCTGCAGACGCTATTCTACGTGGAGTTCGCCACGCTCAACTGTCAGAGCATTATGCGAGGCTTTGCGGATGGAAGATATGTTGGCACGGATGTATTGGTAGCAGATACAAGCCCTGCTGGCAATACGCTAATTGTCAGCAACGCGGTTGGTGCGTATTATGCTGTAGGTCAGGCAATCTCAGTTGGTACTTCTCTAGGCGGCAACCAGCGATTCTACGGGCGTACCATAACAGACATTGACGCTGACACGCCTGTCGCAGGACAAACGACCATCACGTTTGACGGGGATGCGGTCGCACTTGTCACGAATGATATTCTATACAACACTGGTATGAAAAGCGGCTTCAGTTCAGCAATCGCAGCGACATCTGGATCAATCAGCAGCAATTCGGACGGAAAACACTCGTTTGTCTATCGAGGCATAGAGAGTCTTTACGCAGATGTGTGGCAATTTGTTGACGGTGTGAATATCAATGAGAGACAGGCGTGGGTATGCAGAGACGCTGATGATTATGCCAGCAACTTGTTTGCGTCACCGTATATCCAGTTATCCTATGTGAATCACACCGTAAACGGATATCCGACCACCTTGGGTTTTGATACTGATGAGCCGTACGCAGCGTTCCCGACCGCTATTGGCGGCGATGGCTCAAATTACTACGCCGACTACTATTACCAGTCTACGGGGCAGCGAATAGCCCTTGTTGGTGGCGGGTGGGTCGGCGCCGCGGATGCCGGGTTGTCGTTCTGGCATCTGGGCCGCAACTCGTCGTACGCGAGCGTGGTCATCGGGGCGCGGCTTCTTAAAAAAGCTCTTTAGTTGGGGGGAGTGGGGGATCACCCCCACATGCACTTTAAAAATGTAATAAAGGGATACGGGGCAGAGAATAGCCCTTGTTGGTGGCAGGTGGAACAACACCGCGAATGCCGGGTTGTCGTACTGGAATCTGAACAGCAACTCGTCGAACACGAACGTGAACATCGGGGCGCGGCTTCTTATTAGAAATGGTTTGTTTTGTTTTATGCGCCCCGTATTCCTCACCACTTGGTGAAAATTAGGCCGACGGAGCAGGGTTTAGTAGATTAAATTTCGAAACACCTTGAGGCTAATAAGAAGGAATTATGAAAAGAATTGGATATTTATTTAATAAGATCTGCGAGATTGACAACATTAAGCTTGCCATTATGAAAGCGTCGCTTGGAAAGCGACGCAGGCCATTCGTGAGAGAGATCATTAATGACATCGATGAATACGCATCTGTGATTCAAAAAATGCTTGTTAATAAAGAGTATCAACCTTCTCGATACAGGGTCACAAATATTCTGGATGGCGCTTGCAAAAAAGAAAGAGTTATTCATGTGCCAAGATTCTTTCCTGACCAGGTCATTCACTGGGCTTTGATGCTTCAGATAGAAAGTGTCATTATGCGCGGCATGTATACATTTTCTTGCGGCAGCATTCCTGGAAGAGGTACAAGCTATGCACAGAAATATTTGCGCAAATGGATAGATAGTGATTACCGCGGCACGAAGTATTGTTTGAAGATGGATATATCAAAATTTTATCCATCAGTTAACCAGACAATTCTAAAAGGTATGTTCAGAAAGATAATCAAAGATAAGGACTGTTTGTGGTTAATTGATACGATTATCGAGAGTGTTGAAAGCGGGCTGCCAATAGGTAACTACACCAGTCAATGGTTCTCTAACTATTTTCTTCAAGGGCTTGATCATTACATAAAGAAGGATCTTTCTGCAAAATATTATATTCGTTACATTGACGATCTGGTCATACTGGGCGGAAACAAGAGGGAGATGCACAAAATCAGAAATGGAATTGCAGCATATCTGGCAAACATGGATTTAAAGATGAAAGACAACTGGCAGGTGTTCAAAATAGACTCAAGAGATATAGATTTTTTAGGGTTTAGATTTTACAGGAACAAAACGACGCTTCGCAAGAGAAACGCTTTAAGAATACGGCGAAGAATGGTCAAAATATCCAGAAAGGATCAGCTTAACTTTCATGACGCGTGTGCCGTCGTCTCTTACTGGGGATGGATCAAAAGAAGCAACAGTTTTAATTTTTATTGCCGGCTGGTAAGACCGTACGTAAATATACAAACAGCAAAGAGGAGAATTAGCTACTATGCCAAAACAGCAAGTTTATGAACCTATCCCATTATTTGGGGAACATGTCGAGGCCGTGACTCAAGCAGAGCCGGTTGAAACAGAGACTCAGATTTATTACGGGCTTGTTTTTCACCAGATATCCGTTGGTAAGTTTTTTGAGCCGCACGAGGATTTTGATATTGATGTTGGCAGGACTGCCAGCACGTTATCGCAGGACTATGACAAGATCTCAGCTGTTCGCCCTGCCGAAGACCTGTCGTCGACTGATCTGACAGAGCTAAGTACTAACCTGTCGGCCATGTTTCACAGCGACGTGGTAAAGCTGACGACCATCACGCCTAACCCAGTTTATGTCACAGATAAGCTGATAGAGGTGGTATCGTATCCGGCATGGGCTTCTGGAATTGCAGTGGCCGCTGGAGAGGTGTATTCCTACGAAGACAACAATCTTTATCAGGTTATACAATCACACACAACTCAATCAGATTGGACTCCTCCCATAGCAAAGGCGTTATGGAAACGGTATTATGAGCCTTCTGATGATCCGTGGGAATGGGTCCAGCCCACAGGCGCACACGACGCTTACCCCCTGGGAGCGCGTGTGCTGTATTACAGCGACGTTTATGAAAGTCTCATAGACGCAAATGTCTGGGCACCAGATGTATATGGATGGAAGAATCTGACAGCGCCGATCACTGACGCATGGTCGCCAGGTGTGGCATACTCTGTCAATGATGAGGTGGTTTATGAGGGATTGATCTACCGCTGCCTGCAGGCGCATACATCGCAAGTTGGATGGGAACCGCCAGCCGTACCAGCCCTATGGGATTTAATTGATTAGATACTTTGACGAATAAAACGGACTACTCTATGACACATCGCGAAATATTGGTAGTGCTATCGGATACGCATGCCGGCTTCAGCCTGGCATTAATGAACCCAGATGTTGAGCTTTTTGACGAGGATGAATTTGGGGAGCAGGAACCTTACAAACCTAAAATGACCGCTTCGCAGGAATATCTGTGGGAGATCTATACCAGCATGGTGAAAAAGATCACCAAGTTTGCCAACGGGGATCCGATCCACATCGTGCATAATGGGGATCTGACGCAGGGTAGTAAACATAAAACCAACCTGGTAAGTGATCGGGATGCAGACCAGGTGTTGATCGGGGTTGCCAACCTGATCCCTTTAATGGAGATGCCTAATGTAAAGAGCCTGCGCATGTCAGTCGGTACAGAGGCGCACACCTTTGATATGGGATCAAGTGAAATGCTTGCTGCAAAACTGCTGCAAACCAGTTATCCCAAGCTTGACATAAAGATCACATATCATGGATTAATGCGCTTTGGAAATGTCGTGGTGGATTATGCTCATCACGGCGGGCATCCTGGTACGCGCTTATGGCTCTCTGGGAATGTACAGCGATTGTATTTGCGCGACCTGATGCTGAACGAGATCGTGGCAGGACGCAAGCCACCGCGTCTTATTTTCAGAGGACATTTTCACCAGTATCAACGCATTGATGAGCAGATAGGGGAGTATGAGAGCACGCTGATCATGACGCCCAGTTTCTCCATGCTGAACGATTACGCCAAACAGGCGACCAGAAGCGCTTTTATGCTAACACACGGCATGGTAGCTATTGAAATTGTGGATGGCGAGCTCGGGCGCATCATGCCGCTGCTCAAAACTAAAGACATCCGCTTGAAGGAGGATATGTGTCCATCTCAGAAGAAATCACCCAGGCACTCGAAAACCGCCTGATAGAAGAGGCAAAGCGGGACCTGATCACTCCAGAGATCTCCGAGGATGAGGTGACAGCACAGATGATTGTCGACCAGATAGGTGTTTGTTACAGCAGCGCTTCTGCCTACCTGCGAAAAAGGGAGCATTCTGGAGAGCTCGTATCACGTCTGGTGAAGCTGCCAAGTGGAAAGATAGCCAAGGCGTATAGTAAGGCATAGGCATTTTGTGCATTTGTGCGCTCGGATTGCGCATCTGTACGCACTTTACAAAAAGCACCTGTTTTTGTAAAAAGCTATTTTACAGTACTGAAAAACATAATGTATAACAAAAGTGTTATACATTATGTTTTGTGTAACAAATATAACGACTTTCGTTATACAAATGCATAAAAACATAAATAATTGTATACATTCATGGCAGTATGTATACAA